CTACATGAGTGTAAAAACAAGAGAAAACTTAACATTGCGTTGGGCACAGGGGGAGGTATTCAATGCAAAAAACAGATTTAGGGTACTGGTAGCTGGTAGAAGATTTGGAAAATCTTATTTATCATGTATTGAACTTGTAAATGCAGCGATAAAACGCCCAGGCGAGACATATTTCTATTGTGCTCCCACTTATCGCATGGCAAAAGACATTGCCTGGAAGGAATTAAAAAAGTTAGTACCGCCTACATGGGTAAAGAGCAAAAACGAGACAGATTTAAAAATCGAACTAATAAATGGTTCACTTATCGAATTGAAGGGAACAGAAAACGCAACCACTCTTAGAGGCCGAAGTTTAGCAGGTGTTGTACTAGATGAGGCAGCATTTATGGATTCTGACGTTTGGTTCCAAGTTATCCGACCAGCCTTAGCAGATAAACAAGGTTGGGCACTATTTATTTCAACACCCGATGGCACGGCAAGCTGGTTTTACGATTTATGGTGCTACGTTCCAGAAGATCCCACGGGAGATTGGAAAAGGTGGAGTTTTACAACAATAGACGGAGGAAATGTACCAGCAGAGGAAGTCGAGGCTGCGAAGGCTCAATTAGATCCGAGAACATTTAAGCAAGAATTTGAAGCAAGTTTTGAAAATCTTACGGGATTGGTGGCTGTCAGTTTCAGCGATGAAAACATAAGCAGTGAGTCCGAGGATTTACAGATGTTGCCATTAATTTTGGGATTAGATTTTAACGTTGACCCTATGGCAGGAATTTGTGCAGTGAAACATAAGGATAACTTATATGTATTTGATGAAATCATGTTAACGGGAGGAGCAACAACTTGGGATTTTGCGGAGGAAGTTATAAGACGATACGGGGTGGACAGAAGAATTATTGCTTGCCCAGACCCTACGGGAAGTGCGAGAAAAACAAGTGGAGTCGGAGTTACGGACCATAATATTCTCAGGAGGTCTGGATTTACAGTTATGAGTCCAAAATCCCCTTGGAAAATTAGAGATAAGATAACTTCGATTAATACAGCTTTATATGATGCAAATGGAGATCGAAGAACATTTATCCACCCACGTTGTAAAGAATTGATAAAAGCACTGCGAACTTTAACTTATGCACCAAATACAGGACTACCAAACAAAAACTTGGGTGTAGATCATGCTTTTGACGCATTTGGTTACTTATGCTTGCAGCAATTTAACCTTGCAAAACCAGAGACATTAGGCCAAACTTCGTTTAGAATATATTAAGAGTTTCCTTTTTCCACTATGTATCATTCCACTACAAAGAAAAAGAAGAAGAAAAAGAAGGGAGGTAAGAAACGTGGCGAATGTTCCTGTAAATAAAGCGTTATACTCTAGGGTAAAAGCAGAAGCTAAACGCAAATTTGCTGTTTATCCATCGGCTTACGCTAACGCATGGCTTGTACGAGAGTACAAAAAGCGTGGTGGCACTTATCGCACGGGAACTAAAAAACGTGGCAAGAAGTAGTGGCGGTTTAACCCGTTGGTTTAAGGAAAACTGGGTAGATGTAAAGACGGGTAAGCCTTGTGGCCGTCAAAAAGGCGAAAAACGAGGCTATCCTGCCTGTAGACCCAGTAAACGTGTCTCAAGTAAGACACCTAAGACAACAAAAGAGATGTCAAGTGCTGAAAAAGCAAGATTTAAGCGTGAAAAAACTGGTAGTGCTAAGATAAAGTATCGAGAAAGTGAAAGGAAAGCGAAATCCTGCACTTTGGGACCCCAGATGTGAACAATATATGCTAAATAACAAGAAAGGTACTGTAAAAAAGTCAACTACAAGTTAAACTATTTATAAATACTCTTTTTTCTTAGAATAATGGCATTTTTTCGTGGAGAAGAAGGTTCCGTAAAATTTAAAAACGGATCTGGAACTACTGAAGCAGTTGTATCTACTACTGGTTGGTCACTAGATACTACAAAGGACACATTAGATGTAACTGCTCATGGAGCAACATCAAGATCATTTGTTGGTGGATTAATTTCTGGATCTGGTACCATTGATTTTCTTTATACAGCAGCTAGTGGCAACGAAACTGCAAACTTATTAGCAGATGTCTTAACAACAGAAGATGCTGGCGATGCACAGTTTGAATTGTTTTTAGATACAACTGGTGCTAAAAAAGTAAGTTTTTCTGGAATTGTTACAGGAACAACTTTAACTGCTACAACAGGTGATTTAGAAACAGTAAGCGTCAGTTTTATTACTTCTGGTACTATTACCAACGCTGCATAATGCCTAAAGGTTCTTACTCAGGTAAACAGCGTAAATTAGCTAGGGTTGCTCCTCCTAGAGATAAAATTACGGCTGCTGATTTTAAAAAGCTACGTTCTAAGAAAAAAAAGAAAAAGAAGTGAAACTTACTCCTCGCCAAAAAACTT